CCAGGATTTTGCGCAGAACAGTCAAATTATCCGAAGATTGGAATGTAATGATTACTGAATCAATTCAGAACTGGTTAGATACGCTTGAGTTGAACCTTGAACAAAAAGTGTTATCGGGTTTGTGCTTACGTCTGGCGCAGTCCTTCGACCAACAAGCCAATACCAGCACGGCTGCAGAACTTCGCAAGACCGTGTTAGAGCTTCAACGATCTCTCGGTGCCTCGTCCGCAGAGATTGACCCGCTGGAGAAGTTACTCACTCGCTAATGCTCCAGCTCCCGACTACTTACACGCCTCCCCTTAGTGAAGACTTCATTACTGACGGGGATAAGCTCATCGAGTTTGCCAAGATCGCGTGGAGTAGCCCGGAGAGTCCCGACGGCCTCGAGCTAGACGAATGGCAGAAGTGGTTGCTTAGGGCAATCCTCGAACGCTATCCAGCAGACCATCCAACCTACCCAAACAGACTCCGGTATCGCCAGGTAGTAATCTCCGTTGGAAGGCAAAACGGTAAGTCTCTCCTAGCTGCAATCTTGGGATTGTATGGCTTGCTACTTCACGAAGTTGGTGCACAAGTTATCTCACTAGCCTCGAGCACTGACCAGGCGAACATCGTTTACAACCGCGTGAACTACGTTATCAATTCAAACCCATTCCTAAAGAAAAGATTCAAAAGAGCAACCGAGACTCGAGGAATAGTGACCTTCGATGGAGGAGGACGCTACGACGTGAAGGCAGCTAAGGAAGCGGCTCTCCAAGGTATCCCAATTAGCTTCTGTTTATTCGATGAGCTCCACTTAGCTAAAGAAGGAATGTGGTCTGCAGCCGTTCTTGGAACCTCACAGCGTAAGGATGGAATCGTAGTTGGAATTACAACCGCGGGAGATCAGAACTCAAAAACTTTGATAGATCTATACAAGTCAGGCAAGGCAGCAGCTAATGGCGCAGCAGATCTAGAGCGTTTTGGCTTCTTCCTATGGGAAGCACCGGAGAACTCCAAGGTCGATGACCCGAAGGCAATCATGGCAGCTAATCCATCCGTAGCTGCAGGTCGAATCGGAATGGAGCAAGTCATCTCGGACTTGAAAACAATTCCAGAACACGAAGCTAGAAGATACCGACTAAATCAATTCATCGCTGGATCTACGAACTCATGGTTGCCAGGAGACATCTTCCGAGCTGCAACTGGTCGAGGAGTTACCAATCTAACTGGAGGAGTCTTTGCCGTAGACATAACTACGAACTGGGCTCACGGCACAATAGCTTATGCCAACGACATCGAGGACATCCACGAAACAGAATTAGTCATGTCTTTGGTTAGTCCTACCGAACAACAACTCTTCAATGAGCTAACATCGCTTTATAGTAAACACAGCCCGCGAGCGATAGTGCTAGATGATCGCCAGCTACCTGGTCTAGCTAAGAGACTAAAAAACTCTGGGCTTCCAGTCTGGACACTATGGGCTAAAGAAGTCTCGTCAGCATGCTCGACTGTCTTTGCTATGTTTAGCACCGGCCTCGTTAGGCATAACAGCGATCCCCTCCTGGTCGCACAAATGCCTAACGGGGTTGCTAAATACTCCGGCGAGAGTTGGTTCATAAGTCGTAAAGAATCACTCGGAGACATCGACGCAGTAATGGCAACCGTGTTCGCGTTGTATGTTTCATCACGCGCACCACACGCAACAATAGGCGTGTTCTAGTCGGTGGTCTGTGGTATCCTTGACTCCAAATGGCATCTATACTTGACAGGCTCTTAGGACGTAAGCCAGAAGTTCGCGCAGTCCAGCCAACAATCCCAACAAGACAACCTAGCATTGTCACACCTAACACAGCCCTAAGTCTTACAGCCGTCTATCGCGCTATTCAAATCATCGGAACTCCGATTAGCAAGATGACTATAAACACTTACCGATTCGCTACTGGAGTCGAGCTCAAAGTTGAGAACCCAGTTCTAGTAAACAACCCTTCACTAGATCAGAACCGCAGAGACTTTCTATTTCAGACCGTCGTAGATCTAGCTCTCCAGGGCAACGCTTACTGGTATAAACAGTATTCATCTAACGGTCAGGTAAACAACCTAACCATCCTTCCGGCTGCTTCCGTAATGCCTAGCTATCCAAAAATGTTAGACGGCACAATCGACTACTCTACAATCGTTTACGATTACATGGGTAAGCGTTACTCCAAGCGCGAGATTGAGCACCTAAGAGTATTCAGCCAGTCCGGTCAGCTTATTGGTGTTAGCCCAATTGCTTCATGCTACAAAGACATCTCCGCAGCTTTAGATCTACGCGATTACGCTTTGAACTGGTTTACCGCAGCGGGAGTTCCAACTGGAGTTCTAAAGACTAACCAAATGTTGAACAAGGCCGAGGCCGACGAAGTAACTAACAACTGGCACAACAAGCAACAGAACCGTCAAGTTGCAGTTTTAGCTAATGGCTTTGATTACCAGCAGATTGCTCTGTCACCTAGAGACGCACTATTTACCGAAGTTCAAGATCAGCAGACACAGGCAATCGCCAGGCTCTTTGGTATCCCTCCAAGATTGCTAATCACTTCTGTTCCGGGATCATCCGACACTTACACTAATTTGCAAGATGAGAACCAGGTATTCTTCCGTCACACTTTGATGGCTTACACCGACGCAATTACAGACGCACTTAGCAACTGTCTTCCTAGAGGAACCCGAGTCGAGTTCGACTTCGAGCATTTGTTCAAGGCAGATGTCGCAGCACGTTACAACTACTACCAGACCGCAATCGCAGCAGGTATTCTAACCGCCGATGAAGTCAGAACGAAAGAAGGACTAGATGTCTGAAATGATTACACGCGAGTTCCAAGCTCGTCTAGTTGAGACCGAAGAGAGAACAATCGTCGGACTTGCAGTTCCATACGGTCAAGAGATTGACCTAACTGGAAACCTAAAAGAACGCTTTGAAGCTGGAGCCATCGAGAGCGTGGAAGACGTTAAGTTATTCTATGGTCATGAAGAGCCAATCGGTAAAGTTCTAGAAGGAAGAGACACCGAAGAAGGCTATGAAATTGTAGCTAGAATCAGCGACACAGTTCGCGGAAATGAAGTTTACACTCTATTACAGGACGGCGTCCTAAATCGATTCTCGGTTGGATTCTTCCCGGTCAAAGATCGGAAGGAAGGCCAAACGATAGTTAGAGAGCTAGTGGATCTCAAAGAGGTTTCAGTAGTTCCCTTCCCAGCCTTTGAAGGCGCAAAAATAACCGAAGTCCGTAGCGAGTCGGAGACCGAAGAGGTCGAAGAGGTTGCAGAGACTCCTAATGAAACAGAAAGTGAAACAATGGAAAACATTGAACTTGACGTTCGCACCGTGCAGGACGAGGTTGCAGAATTGCGCCGAGTTATCGAAGCAGGTCAGTCCGTCGAAACAGCAGCACCATCTACACACAAATTCCGCTCACAAGGCGAGTTTGCTAAGGCTCTAGTTACCGGAGACGCTGACGCAGTTCAGCTAGCCCGTGACGCAAGCACTTCTGCAGACACCGTTGCCCTACCAGGCTTCATTGGTTACATCGACAACCTAATCGACACTAACCGCCCAACTCTATCGGCCTTCTCTCGCGCTGCACTTCCAGCTGCAGGTCTAACCGTTGAGTATGCACAGGTATCTTCTAACACTATTGCAGTTGGAGTTCAGTCCCCAGAGAACGAAGAGCTATCCTTCGGAAACCTAGTAATCGATTCAGTTTCAGCTAACGTTGTAACTTACGGTGGCTACACTTCGATGTCTAAGCAGACCATCCAGCGTTCATCCGTAAACTACCTAGACACCGCTCTACGCGCTCTATCTATTGCTTACGCGAACACAACCAACAAGGCAGTCGTAGATCTAGTTGAAGCACAGGACTACACAGGCAAGCGTTGGGACGTTTCAGCTGGAACTTCCGAGGCTCTTATCGGTGGACTAGCAGACGCTTCTTCTTACATCTTCAAGGAGACCGGACTACGCCCAGAAGCTATCATGTGTGGAACCGGAGCTTACAAGTTCCTTCTACAGGTAGCTGGCGAAGACGGCCGTCCAGTAGTGCTAGTAAACGGCGCTGGAGTAAACAACATCGGATCAGCTAACATCCCAGGTCTATCTGGTCAGCTATTCGGTCTTCCAGTAATCGTAGACCCACAGATTGCAACCAACCGTTGCTTCGTGGCTAACAGCGCAGCCATCCAGACTCTAGAGTCCGCTGGCGCACCTGTAAGACTATCTGCAGATGACATTACAACCCTTACAGATTCAATTAGCGTTTATGGATACATGGCAATCACCATGCCATTCTCCGACGCTCTAGTTGTTCTAGACATCGTTTAATAGGTCAATAAATGGCAGTGACGTTGGCAGAGTTCCAGGCTTATGTTGGAACGGATGAAGTAGACTTCCCCCAGGAATGTCTAACGTCCGGTATTGCATTAGTGACTAAATACATCGGTGCAGTGACTACCGTTCCGGTAGCACTTAACGACCAAGCGGTCTACATAACAGCCTCGGAGCTCTTCCACCGTCGTTCCGCTCCTAACGGAGTTGCTCAATTTGCTAGCTTCGATGGTGCTCCCATCCGAGTAGCCAAGGATCCAATGAACGCGGTTTACCCGTTGCTTCAAAGATACGTAGGCTATGCAGTATGAGCGAGATCAACGCGTCTAAAGTCGAGTTCAAACTTGAACTAGCGGACGCAGGGTTGAACGTTTTGGAATACATTCCGGAGCGAATAACCCCTCCAATAGTTATCATAAATTCCGCGCAGCCTTACTTGCAAACAGCACAGTTTGGCGAATGGAGTTTAGGGCTTGAAGTAGTTATGGTAGCTTCTACCGCGACTAACAAGATGGCAACGGAGAATCTAGACCAGCTCATCGAGGATGTTCTGAACGCAATCGAACCTTTGAAATACGTTCGGATAACTTCGGTAAACCAGCCTTACAATCTACAAACAAATAACGCCGAGTATCTAGCAGCGAACATGTTCGTCCAGCTAGACATCACACTTTAGAAAGGTAGCCTCATGGCCGCTTCAACAAGAATCAAAGCACAAAACATTATCTTCAAAATCGGAGCCACCGATTACGCGTGTGACGCTAACATGGTCGAGCTAACTCTAGGTGACGCACCTGGCGATGTTCAGACTTTTTGCGAAGTTCGCGTAGGCGGAGAATGGGCACTTCAACTAGACGGAATTACATCTGGCGAAGACACAAGCCTTTACCGCGTTCTGTGGGACAACTACGGCACCGAGGTTGCATTCGTAATTGCTCCTAACGGAAACACTACTCCAACCGCTGACACTCCTCACTACGAAGGTGTTGCAGTATTCAACGAGCTTCCACCTCTAAGCCTAAACAGCAACGAGACAGCTACGTTCTCTGTGACTCTTCGCGTGAAGAACACTCCTCACGATCCAGCTACTAACAAATACTTCGGAGTAGAGATCGTAACAGCAGCCTAATCATGGCCGATGGAATTAAGGTCGCTGGTCTCAATGAGGCCATACGAGCTCTTAGGGCTATTGGGGTTCCTTCCGCTGAAATAGGCGAGGCGTCTCAAGAAGCCGGAGAGATTGTAGCTAACCAAGCGCGATCCTTAGTTCCGGTCAGGACTGGAGCACTCCGGGCAACTATCAAAGCTAAAAAGATAGCTAGAAAAGTTGTAGTTAGCGCAGGCAACAATACAAAGGTTCCTTACGCTAACCCGATTCACTTCGGATGGAATTACGACAAGGTAAACCTGCAGGCTAAGAACATCAGACCAAGACCGTTCTTTAGTAATGCTTTGACAAGAACAAGGCCACAGGTCTACCAGATTTTTTTCAAGAACTTAGATAGACTGTTTCAAAAGTATTCAAACCGTAAACCATAGGAGAACGCAGAATGAGCAATTTTGATTTTGAGAGTCTAACTCTTGAAGAAGTAGAACTAATCGAGAACCTAACAAACACGGGTATCGATGACGCTTTCGGTAATGGCAAACCTAAAGGCAAAGCTTTAGCAGCTTTCGTTTGGGTAGTCCGTAAAAGGGACAACCCTAGTTACAAGATGGAAGACGCTAAAAAGCTAAGCCTCAAAGAAGCACTAGCCATGATCCAGGGTGAAGACACAAAAAAAGAATAAGAGAGCTCTCCGCTAAAAGAATGGCGGAGTTTTGCCTGGCGATGAACATGCAACCGTCGGAGTATAAGGCTCTCAAACTGAACGAGTATCTAGCGTTCATAAAGGCTTATGACAAAAGAGGTAAATAAATGGCTGGAACTCTAGCACTAAACGTTGAGATTCTAGGTGAGTTTTCAAAGCTTACCGCAGCTACTAAAGGAGCAACTGGACAGCTCCAAGGATTACAAAACACAACTAAGTCAATCGCTACTGGGATGGGCAAAGCCTTCGCAGCTATCGGTGTTGGATTCTCTCTAAACTTCCTAAAGAACGAGCTCGAGCAAGCAGGTAAGGCAGCCGTAGCAGAAGCAAAGTCAATGGAGATTCTCTCTATTGCTATGAAGAACACCGGGTCTGCAACCGCAACTACTGTAAAAGAAGCAGAAGACTCCATCAAAAAGATGTCGTTGCAATCCGCCGTAGCCGATGATCAGCTTCGTCCGGCATTCCAGAAGCTATTCATAGCAACTAAGTCAGTAACAGAATCGAACAAGCTTCTTCAGGTAGCCTTGGACACCTCCGCTGCAACTGGTAAAGACCTAGACACCGTAACGCAGGCTATGGCTAGATCTCTCGAAGGTTCTGACACAGCTTTAAACAAACTTGTTCCATCCCTAAAGGGAGTCGATGATCCACTAAAGGCTTTAGGTGAGACTTTTGCAGGAGCAGCAACCGCAGCAGCTAACTTAGATCCATACCAAAGAATGAACGTTGCTTTCGGTGAGATTCAAGAGTCCGTCGGACTTGCTCTCATGCCAGTTCTAAATGACTTTGCAAACTTCCTAGTGGAAGCCGTTCCAGACGTTCAAACCTTCTTCGCTGAAATCATGGATCCAACCACAGAACTTGGAGACGCCTGGGAGAATGTGGCAACTCAATTCAAGAACACCGCTGATCAGTTCTCTAATCTTATGGAGGTCTTCTCGGGTGGAGAGTTTAACCTTCAAACAGTTCTCGATTGGGTAACGACTCTTACCGCTGGATTGGGTCAGATAATCTTTTACTTTACTTACGTAGCTAAGGGAATGAAGGCTCTTCTCTCTGGAGATTTTAAGACCGTGGCGGACATGAGTCTAAATTACGGTAAGCAATACGCAGCCTTTGTGGATTCTCAAAATAGAGCTCTCGGTTATAGCACTACAGCCGGAGTTAGCCAAGACTTAGCAATTCAGCAAGTAACCATAAATGTAAATAACGGCAACGTCACAGCCCAGGAGATAGCGGACAAAATAAACCGTGGCAACAGATCAACTGGAACTAACTTAATTAGAGCTAACTAACTCAAATGATTCCCGACTTCAAAATTGATGACAACCTAAAGGTCGAGTTCTTAGTTCCCGATGAAGACGGCAACTCTTTCATTCTTGGAATTAGCCTTCTCGACGGCACCGATGTTCTAGGTGGATTCGGAGAGTTTGTTCTAGGGGTTTCATTACTTGGAGGAGATGACGTTCTAGCTCCTAGCAGTGGTCTAAAGTGGCAAGAAGTCTCATGTTCGGTAGCAAGTGCAAACATCTCTATTGGAGGATCACTTCAAGACTCTATTAACTTCCAGCCAGCTCCGGGCACAGCTAACCTTACTCTTCAAAGCTTTGAACTAGATCCAACTAACAATAAGAACATTCGAGCTTCCACTAAGATTCGAGTTCGCCTAGAAAGCAATCAGATTGATCGGGTTATCTTCCAGGGATACATTGACACAATCGACGTGACTTACTATCCAGACGGACTAAACCTAATTCAAATAGTTGCCTTTGACGCTTACAAGTCGCTAGTAAACTCCCGATTCGCAGTTTGGGATACTACATCTTTTGGAACACACATTCACGTGGACGAAACTTGGGAACTTATTGGTATCTTTAGCGGTTTAGGATTATCGCCAAAGTCATTCCATGTTGGAGGTGTATTACCGGTAGTCGATGAAACTAACGTTTTAGTTAGCTCCATAGTGAATGACGCTTTGACAGTTGGTAACGGTTTGGTTTGGTTAGATCAAGACACGGAAGAGCTTGTTGTTATTCATCGAACTGGAGTTCAAACTGCAACACCGGATACTTTTGTAATTGGAAACAATCATGGAGACGATCACCACTTATGCATGAGTGAAATCAATGTCTTCTCCGACGCGGACGCGGTCTATAACTCTCTAACGGTCTCTCTAACTTCTGATCCGCTTACCTTCGTAGTTCGTAAAGACCAGGACTCAATCGACCTATACGGCGAAGCAGCTATTGACTTAGCAATCAACACCACAACCGAAGCACAACTAAACAATTGGGCAGATCGCGTATTCAACCATCGATCAGCTAATCAAGTAAACCAGGTAGTCACTCCAGCCAAAGACAGGTTAGGCAACCTTACAGACGCAGCGGTGTTTACACCAGGAATGACGGTAGGTGTCAGCTATACTAATAGTCAGCTCGACATCGTGGGATACTACACTATAATCAACGTCTCTCATCGCATAGATGTAGATAATTGGTTCACAACCCTCGAACTATGGAAGGAAGCCTAGTGGCTTACAAAGTATTCACCAACGGAAGCGTTCTAAACGCCTCTGAAATAAACGATAACCTCATGAACCAATCGGTCATGGTCTTTAGCAACTCCGCTGCTAGACTTGCAGCTATTCCGTCACCACTTGCAGGAATGCTTACCTTCTTGGAAGATACAGGACTTTACTCGAGCTGGAACGGATCAGCTTGGGTTGCCCTAGACGTAAGCCTTATCTCTTCAAATTCTTTCACAACATCAAGCAGCGTGAACATCGATGGAGTATTTTCTACAAACTTTCAAAACTACAACGTCTCCGTAGAACTAAGAAGCTCAACCTCAAATACAATTCGTTTTCAATGGAGAGCTGGTGGAGCTAACGAGACTGGAAGCGTTTACTACTACGGTGGTATGGGTGTCGGAACATACGTTTCGCAAGCATTCTTTAGCACTAACGCTTCTCTTCGTGACTACCACGCTTTAGCGGACTCTGACAGCACTGCTGGATTGGCTTCCGAACTAAACCTATTCAACCCAAACACAATTATCAGACCAGTTATTCTTGGTCATTCATCTGGAGCTTTTATGGTTTCTAATGGATCTACTACAAACACCACTACCCAATACACAGGATTCAGAATCTTCCCTACCACTGGAACCATTACTGGAACCATTAGAGTTTACGGATTGAGGAACTAGCATGGAAAACCTAATCGCTACTGACATCAACGTTGAAACTGGTCAAGTTATCGAAAGAGACTTTACAGAAGAAGAAGTCAAAGAATACGAGGCTATGCAAGTAGCTCACAAAGAAGAGCAAGCTAAAATTGAAGCTCAAGTCAAAGCAAGAAAATCTGCTTTAGCTAAGTTGAAAGAACTCGGTCTTACAGAAGCTGAAATAGCCTCATTGTAAAATGTCGGAAGAGAAGACTAGCTCTGTCCGAATTACTCAAGGGGACATCTATAAAAAGCAGCTCGAGCATGGGGACATTCTTATCAAGGTTCTCGAGAAGCTAGATCACTTGGACGACGTGCCAGATCGTATCCGCGAAGTCGAACTAACTTTAGCTAGACTTGCTTGGGTAGAGAAGATTGCTTACACCGGGCTAACAGCCTCGGTTGTGGCTTTGATTGGTTTACTAATAAACTCGATAGGAAAATAATGACAGCCTGGTATCCAAAAGTATCTGCCGTAATCGACAACGGTTTCGGCGGCTCTCGAGGTGGCCGTCCAATAAACGGCGTAGTGATTCACCACGTTGCCGGAACTAATGGCTTGAACTATGTGGCTAACGCTAACGTCAGAAACTCTCACCCGACCTATCACATCTCCAACGCTGGAGCAGTCACCGGAATCGTAAACCCGACCAGGAGACCTTACTCCACAGGTGGAACTCCAGACCCGAGTGCCGTAACCTTCGAGATTGATAACTCTTCTACTGGAGGAGACTGGCCTGTATCAGACGCAGCTCTCAATGCTCTTATCGATGTGATTGTTTACCACGCTAGTCAATCTCCCAGAGCTAACCAAGGCTTTGCACTAAACGAAAAAGCTAGAACTCAATCGGAGTTCTTTATTGCCTGGCACTCACAATACAAAGCAACAGCTTGCCCCGGTCCTTATGTCACTTCTAAGCTTGAATACATCGTAAGCGAGTGCAACAAGCGAGCTTCCGGCAAACCTTCTAAACCTAGCAAACCGACAACACCGACAACACCGACAAAGCCAAAACTAGGTAAGTGGTTAAGAAACGGTTCTACTGGAGATACCGTGAAATACTTACAGGCAGCTTTAGGAGATCTAAAGGTGGATGGCGTCTTTGGTCCTCTAACCGAAAAGGCCGTTCGTAAGTTTCAGAAACAACAGAAGATTCAAGTAGACGGAGTAGTCGGTCCTCAAACTTGGTCACGTCTACCGTAAACGAAAGGCAATAATGTTCAACTACAAACCAGAGACGCGCAAATGGATCTACGGAGTTATCGCTTCGGTAGTTCCCCTTCTAGTAATCCTTGGTCTACTAAATGAAGAACTAGCTCTACCAATTCTCGACGTAGTTGCAGCTCTTCTAACCGTTGGTGGATCAGCTTTAGCAATAAAGAACGTCCCTACCAAGTAATGTCAGAGACCGTCTATAAAATGACGGTATGACAATCACAGAAAAGATAGAAGCTTTAGGCTTCGCAAAGTATCTAGGCACGTTTGAGCCTGGCTCCCCAGAATGGCACAATGCCCGAAAAGGTATTGGCGGTTCTGACATCGCGTCCGTAATGGATAAGAACCCTTGGAAAAGCGCATACACGCTTTATTGCGAAAAGACTGGGTTAATCGATTCGGAAATCGAACCCTCTATGCCAATGAAACTGGGCACGGCATTCGAGCCAGTAATTAGGCAGCTCTTCCAGGAATCTAACTCGGATTGGCTAACTGTCCATGAGACCGGAACTTGGGCTAGCGTAGAAGACCCTAGATCGGTAGCTAACGTCGATGGCATAATCGAGTGGAAGAACGGCAAGCTATCCGTCCTCGAGATCAAGTTCACCAGGCAGTATTGGGATGAGCTACCAGAGCACTATAACCTTCAAGTTCAACATTACCTATCCGTTCTAGGCTTAGACTCGGCTATGGTCGTAGCGGTCGCAGGAGGCGATTGGAAGGAGTTTGAGGTCGTTCGGGATGATTCCCTTGTCGAGACCATAAAAACCCGCCTACGGGCGTTCTACGGCTTCTTAGACTCGAAGACAGCTCCAGACTACGACGGAAGCGATTCTACCTACGAGACTGTTAGGGAGCTATCCGAGGGTATCGAGGAAGGCGAGCTGGAACTTGGATCTCTATGGTCAAATCTTCTCCAGGCGAAACTCGAGTTCGACCAATGGGATAAACAATTCAAGGCACACAAGTCCGCGGTGCTTGCATTCATGAACGGGACTAAGTATGGTCTGTTCCAAGGTGAAAAGGTTATTGCTTTACAAGCCCGTAACGGCAAGCCATTCATCACATTCAAATAGGAGGAAAAATGGGTTTCGACCTAAGCAATTACGAGCCAGTTTCAGAACGTATTCAGAAGTTCTGGAAGACGTATCCTAACGGCCGTATCATCACAGAAATCAAACTAATCAATGAGCAAGAAGTTGTAGTTCAAGCTTCGGTGTTTACTGATCGCGAAGACCTTAGACCTGCAGCCGTAGATTGGGCGCAGGAAACTCGAGGCTCGAGCAACATCAATCGTTCTTCATTCTTAGAGAACTGTTCAACTTCTGCAATCGGTCGAGGACTTGCAACTCTAGGACTATCCGCTTCTAAAAACCGTCCAAGCCGTGAAGAGATGATCAAGGCAACTAGAGATTCCCGGAACTACATCGAGGAAGCTTCGGAAGCTGCAGCAAACAATGATCTAGAGACTCTAAGGGTTATCTACGCAACTGCACAAAAGTCACAAGTTGATAACGATGTTCTCGAAGCTATCAAATCTCTCGCTGATTCGCTAAAGGCCAAGTAAATTGGAAAGGGCTAGTAGCCACAGAAAACTACTAGCCCGACGCGAAAGCGTCACCCAACCACGATGGGCGTTCTAATTATAGCCCAGGAAGGCACAGCATGAGCCTAGAAGCCCTTTCAGCCGTTCTGCACCATTCTCATAGCACCGGAACCGCTCGAGCCCTTATGACGGCTTTGGCATGGCACTTAGGAGATGACCCAGAAGAGGGTTGTTATCCTTCACAAACTCGCCTGGCTAAATTAGCCGGGTGTTCCGTTAGACAAGTTCAACGCAATCTCCAGAAGCTAGTCGAGCTAGGAGAAATTGAAATGTCGCAGCATGACGGAATCGGGTATCGCTTCGACCGAATCACCAATCGATACTGGATCAACATTGATTGCCCGGAAGGCTGTGACGGTAGTTTGAGTCATAATCTACGGGGCGTCAAAAAAGGCAAAACGGGACGGCGTTTAAGACTAGTCGGGGTGTCACCCACGACGTCACGGGACGGCGTAGATGTCGCGTTAAAGTTAACTAATAATTAACTTAAACTTAAAAGAACACTAGAAAGGAAAAACACAGAAATGGCACAAGTAACAATCTATGCAAAAGTAGCCGAGGTAGTAAACGAAGGTTATCCAAGACTTAGGGTCTGGGAGACTTACGACTTCAAAGGCGAACCACGCAATCGACTATGGACGGCTTGGTTAGATATACCTTGCAGCCTAAAGAAGGAAGACGAAGTAAAGATTCACGGCCACCTAAGCACCAAGGTCGGAACTTACAACAAGCCCGGTCAGGAAACTAAGCAGGTAGTCGAGCACTCTTTGAATAACTGTGAAGTTGAGCTGATTAGAGCTGCAGAACAAAAGACTCCAATTCAGGAGATCCAAAGCATTCTCGCACCAGGAGAACCTGCAGGACTACCGTTCTAAATGTTCCAACTGTTCGTTGCAGGAGAACCAAGACCTCAAGGGTCAAAGAAGGCATTCTCTCGAGGAGCTCACATAGTCCTAGTAGAAGCCAATAAGGATCTCCCTGCCTGGCGAGCGACCATGAAGCGAATGTTTGAACTCAAGATGATGGAGCTTGATTCTCAATTCGTAACGGCCGTCTCGGTCTCATTACAGTTCTGGCTTACTCGACCTAAATCAGTAACCAGGCAGTATGCAACGGGAACTTATGACATCGACAAACTAACTCGAGGAGTTCTAGACTCTCTAGAATCTGCCGGGGTAATCAAGAACGACAATCTAGTAGTGGATCTAACAGTCCGAAAGACTTATGCAGATCACCATGATTCAGGGGTTCTAGTAACGGTAATTCCCTTTGATAACGATTCCATAACGGCTGGCGTGTCGGAACTAGACCGTAAGCGTCGAGGCTACGTTTAGAGTATGAAAATACTATTCCTCGATCTAGAGACTTCGCCGAACCTGGCGCACGTATGGGGACTCTGGGATCAGAACATAGCAATCACACAGATAGAGCGTTCCACAGAAGTAATTTGCTGGGGAGCTCGATGGCTTGGAAGTGACAAGGTTATCTTCAAGTCAGTTCATCACCACGGTAAAAAGGCCATGTTGGATGAATTACATAAAGTCATGGATGAAGCGGATGTCCTAATTGGATGGAACTCTGCAGCATTCGACTCCAAACACATCAAACGAGAGTTCATCGAGAACGGCTATCTACCACCTAGCCCTTGGATTGAACTAGATCTAATGAGAACCGTCAAATCCCAATTCAAGTTCCCATCTAACAAGCTCGACTACGTAGCTCAAAAGCTAGGCGTCGGAGCTAAGGTGCAACACTCGGGATTCCAGTTATGGCTTGACTGTATGGCCGGTATCCCTAAAGCCTGGAAGATGATGAAGGAATACCAGATTCAGGACGTCAATCTCCTAATCGACCTTTACTACATCTTGTTGCC